GTCTGGGACTGGAAAACCCGGCTTTCGGCGGGGTTCTTGTTTTGCGACTATCATTGGTGTGTCCGACCGCCTGATCAGCGGTGCGCTCGCAGAACGTCCCCCTGGGGCATGGCGCTGGACTTCTCCGGTAGGCTGCGGTATCCGGAGATCCTTGCTCCCCGTCGCCCCCTGGGATTGGCGGGGCTTTTTCATGCTTACGCGTCAACGGCTAACATCTAGCTATGCCGTCAGTAAAGAGTCCCCCTTGGGCTCCCCAATCGCTGCTGCCTCTGTCCAGCGGTTCACTGACCCTGCACGCAAAGCCGAACGTGAAGCCTGACGCGAAGCGGTTCGCCAAGAAGGTCAGCCTGACCGCTGCCGCTCAGCGCGTCACCCAGGGCCCGGCGTCCACCAGAATCGACCGCTCGGTGCGCACGTCCCTGGCTTCACGGGGATGGCAGGAGGAGGTCCTCGCCGCAGCCAAGCAGATCGGTGAGCTGCACTACATCGCCTCCACGACCGCCCATGCAGCGTCTCGCGCCTGGATCTATCCGATCGATGCCAAACCAAAAGCGGACTCAACCCAGCGCGAGACGCCTTATTCGACGCCCAACTCCGACAGCGCCCCTGAAGAGGACGGCGCGCCTCCCGGTGCGATCGACGCCGATCTGATCAACCGGATCGCGTTCCTGTGGGTGCTCATCGGTGAGGCGTACGTCATTGAGGTTCCGCGCAAGCGGGGGCGTCCGGGGCCTGGTCAGCCTGAGCGTGAGACCTACGTCTACGCCCCGATGGACATCCGGTTCACCGACAAAACCGTGATCCTGAATGCCGACGCCCAGGGGCGCAACGGCCAGGAGTACAACCTCACCGGAAACGGCGCGGCGAAGGTGACCCGGATCTACCGGCCCGATGCGCGTAACGCTCTTGAGCCGGATTCGGCTGCTCGTTCTGCGCTGCCGGTGCTGCGTCAGATCATGGGCCTGATGATGCACACCGACGCCACGGTGGACAACCGCATGGCGGGTAGCGGCGTCTTCGGGTACCCGATCGATGCCGAGGTGACCAAGCCGAACGGCGAGACGGCATCCAATCTGGGCGAAGCGCTCACCGAAGCGGCGACGGCGTCCATTTCCGACCGTGACAACGCTTCGTCCGTGGCTCCGATCATCGTCGGCATCCCGCCGGGTTCGGACGGCACGATCAAGGACAAGTTGGTCTGGATTTCCCGGCCTGACTCCGGTCTCGACCACTCTGTTGCCGCTCTGATCGATCTCAACATTCGGCGTCTGGCGTTGGCGATGGACGCTCCGCCCGAGGTCATCCTCGGTGCCAAGGGGCTCTCACATTTCGGCGCGTGGAGCGTTGAGGGCGAGTTCATCCGGCTTCAGATCGCGCCGCTGCTCAAGGCAGTTGCGGATGCGTTCTCGGTCGCGTACGAGGTTCCGTACACCTACGACACATCTCCGCTGACGGTTCGCCCCAACAAGGCGGTTGAGGCGCAGGCGCTCTTCGATCGTGGCGCTATCAACGCGTCTACGCTGCGTGCAGCATGTGGGTTCACCGAGGACGACGCGCCGGACGAGTCAGATCTGGAAGTGCGGGCGTTCGACCTGGCCGAGGCGAAGGTGGCCAAGTCCCCGAGCTTGATCCAGAATCCTGGCCTTCTCGCCGTGGTCGATCAATATCGCCTAGCGCTGGGCCTGCCCGCGAAGTTCCAGGACTACTACCCGGGCAAGGAAGAGGCTCCGCTCACGGGCTCTGCTGGCGGCGTCAACAACGGCCGCGGTGGCACCGATGGGGCTGGTCCCGAATCGAATCGGCCGGTCAGTGACGGATCCCCCGAGGGTGGCGCTGACGGAAATCCGCATCCGACACCTGGGACAGACTGATGTCGCTCGATCCTGTCACTATGTTCTGTTGGGCTATTCTTTACGTAATCATGTTCTTGGAGGAGACAAATGGCTAAGCGCTGGGCGGGGCCAATCGCCTTTGAGAACCAGGAAACCGGCGATGACCGGATGTTCGCACCCGGTGCGGTGAATTTCGACGCGCTTCCGGTCGTTCTGATGCGCTGCGACGAAGCGCTCGGTGCCCACGACGGCGCTGTGAAGGTCGGAACCATCGACACCGTCCAGCGCATGGACGACGGATCCCTCTACGCCACCGGAACCTTCTCCGACTCCGAGGAGGGCCGCGCTGCCGCCGATGAGTGCGCTCGCCGCATGCAGGAGGGTCTCGGCTATGGCGTTTCGGTCGATTTGGACGACGTCTCGATGGAATTGCGTGTCCGGAGCGAGGTTCTGGCCGGAATGCAAGGCCCGATGGACCCTGAGGACGAGCCGGTCGAGGAGTCGCCTGGTGCGGAGGACGAAGCGGGTCGCGTGACCGTCGCATCGTTCAATTCCGGCGATTTCATGACCGTCGTGACCGCTGCGCGCCTCCGCGGGGCCACCTTGGTTGATTTCCCGGCCTTTGCGGGCGCTGCGGTTGCGTTGGTGGCCGATGAGGCGTCCAGCGAAGAGTCGCCGGGCAATATTACTCAGCTTGCTGCCGAAAACGAGACCCTGGCGGCCGAGAACAGCGATTTGGCCGTCGAAACGGTCGAAAGCCCGGCTTTGAGCCTGGTTTCCAGCGGATATCCGGTCGCTCCGCCCGATTTCTGGTTCGAGAACCCTGCATTTGTTGCCGAAACCCCCCTCGTAATCACCGATGAGGGCCGAATTTACGGCCACGCAGCGCCCTGGGGAACCTTCCACGTCGGCTTTGCCGGGCAGCGAATTCAGGCCCCGAGGACCGCTACGGGCTACGCATACTTCCGTACCGGCTATATCCGTACCGAAAGTGGTACTGATGTGCCCATCGGCAAGATCACCATGGGTACCGGTCACGCCGAAGGCGACCTCGGCTGGAACGACACGTTGTCTCACTACGACAACACCGGGACCGTGATCGCTGACGTCTCGTGCGGAGAGGACGCTTTCGGGATCTGGGTGGCCGGTGCTCTCCGTCCGGGCGTGACCGATGAGCAGGTTCGGGCGTTGCGGGCCGCTCCGCTGTCTGGTGACTGGCGCGAGATCGGCGGAAACCTCGAACTGGTGGCGCTTCTCGCGGTGAATACCCCCGGCTTCATGGTGCCCCGCATGTCGGCGCTGGTGGCTTCGGGCGAGGTTCGCTCCCTGGTGGCTTCGGCCGCGTACGGCGCTCCCGAGGGCGAGGACACCGTCGAGCTGACCCGTGAAGAGAAGCTCGCGATCAAGGAAATGGTCGCCAAGCGTCCGCCCACGCTGCCCGAGTCCCTCGGCGTTTCCGACGACACGGACCTCTCGACCGATACCGCTCCGGAGCAGGATCTTCTCGCCAGCCGGGAAGCTCGCGCCGCTGCGGCAACCCGCCTCGCTCGGGCTGAGCAGGCCAAGATCCGCGCGATGCGCAATTCAGGAATGAGGTTCTAGCCGTGAGTTGTGGCGCTTGCGCCAAGAAAGCTGCTGCGCGTGCTGCTGCCCGGCAGGCGCAGGGTAAGTCGACTGGATCTTGGTCGGTGACCATGCCGAACGGAAATCGCGAGTTCTTCGACAACAAGCTCGCGGCCATGGCGTGGAACATCGAGCAAGGATCGGGCGGAATGATCAGGCAGGTGCCGTGAGCGATCGGGTCTGTACGTTCTGCTTTGAGGCGAAGCCGGTGTCCGATTTTTACAAGAAGATCGGCTCCAGGGATGGTATTTCTCGGCGCTGCAAGAGGTGCCACATGGCCAGGTCCAGGGAGTGGGCCAAAACCCACAAGCTCAAGATTCATGGACCGTACTTGCCTGACGACATGAAGCAGTGCGTCCGCTGTCGGAAGATTTTGCCGCTAGATGATTTTTGGGTCGAAAACGGGTCGCCAAAGGGTCGGAACTCCAGGTGCAAGCCGTGCGGGACGGCGGGACGGCGTAAGCGGGCTTATGGCATTACGCCGGACCGGTGGGAGGCGCGGCTGGAGGCGCAAAACTACGGATGCTGGGTCTGTGGGGCCGAAGAGTCTCCCGGAGGAAAAGCTCTTAGTGCTGACCACGACCACGTCACGGGAGAGTTCAGGGGCATCCTCTGCTCGCCCTGTAACACGTCCCTTGGGTTACTCCAGGAGTCCCCGGAGCGGATCCTTGGACTGCACCTGTACATCAAGCTGCATGCATCTAGTAGCCTCATCCGCCAGGTCAACTAAAGGTAAAAAGAGCAACCTGCTAGTCTATTGTTCGAGTCAAGTCAACTCATTCTTAGAGGGAGTGCGAATGCGCGCCACCAATGGCCGCCTCGTCAAGGTGGCGACGTGTTTCGAGGACCAGGCTCCGAGCCTGGCAGACCTCAACGACGACGATCTTCTCGCTCGTCGTACCGAGCTTTCCGGTGAGATGGCGACCCTTTCCGCCATTGACACCGCCGACCTGACCGATGAGCAGGTTGACCGCATGGAGGAGATCGGCGCAAGCCTGACTGCCATCCGTGTCGAGTCCGCCCGTCGCGTCGTTGCTTCTGCGACCGCCCCGGAGGAGCCTGTTGCTCCCGAGGCTGCCCCTGAGGCTGCTGACGAGGAGGACGAAGAGGATGAGGTTGAGGTCGGTAGCCCGGCCACCACGCCTCAGCCCGAGGCTCTCGTTGCTGCTGCTCCGCGTGGCCCGGCTCCCGCCGCTCGCCGCTCCGGTCCGGTCAGCGAGCCCCCGGCGACCGCCAAGGCGAACCGGATGATCCCGTTCACTGCTGCCGCGGATGTTCCGGGCCACCCGGCTGGTGCCACCCTGGATATCGCCAAGGTCGCTGAGGCGTTCGTCAAGAAGGCCAGCTCGCTGCCGAAGATGTCCGGCCGCAGCCGGTTCAGCAACTCCTACGGGATCGCCCAGATCACCAAGGAGTTCGACCCTCGCGCGATCGTCGCTGGTAACGACGCTGAGGAGGTCCTGAAGTTCGTCTCCAACGAGAAGAACACCCCGAAGGGCTCCCTGGTGGCGTCCGGTGGTTGGTGCGCCCCGTCCGAGACCTTGTATGAGCTGGCGGCCGAGAACGAGACCACGGAGGGCCTCTACAGCCTCCCCGAGGTCCTCGCCGCTCGCGGTGGCTTCAACACCACCCTGGGCCCGGACTTCGCGGACATCTTCACCGACACCGGGTTCTGCTTCACCGAGGGCCAGGACATCGCGGGTGACTATAACCCGGAGTCCCCCGGCAACCAGGGCAAGCCCTGCTTCAAGGTCGAGTGCCCCGACTTCACCGAGACCCGTCTCGACGTCTGTGGCCTCTGCATCTCCGCTGGCTACCTCCAGAACCGGGCGTACCCGGAGCTGACGCAGCGGACGATCCGTGGCGCTCTGGTCGCTCACCAGCACCGCATGGCGGGTCGCGTTCTCGCCGACGTCATCGCCGGTTCGACCGAGATCGATTCGGCCAACCTGGACCTCAACCCGGGTGCTGTCGCGCCTGTCCTTGAGGCTCTGGAGCTTCAGATCCTGGACATGCGTTACCGCGTCCGGATGGGCGTCAACCGGTCCATGGAGGTCATCGCCCCGATCTGGGCGAAGGGCCTGCTGCGCGCCGACCTGTCCCGCCGCCTCGGTGTCGACATGCTCAGCGTTCCGGATGCTCGCCTCAACGCCTGGTTCGCCGAGCGTGGCGCGAACGTCCAGTGGGTCTACAACTTCGACGACCTGTCGGGTTCCGGCTTCAACCAGTGGCCGGACACGATCCGCTTCGTCGTCTACCCGGCGGGCACCTGGATCCGCGCCTCGTCCGACGTGATCGACCTGGGCGTCATCCACGACAGCACCCAGTTCGCATTCAACAACTTCACCGCTCTGTTCACCGAGGAGGGTTGGGCGGTCATCAAGCGCGGGTTCGACTCTCGCGTCGTCTCCGTCCGGGTCTGCGCTTCCGGTGTCACGGGCGCTGGTGCGAACCTGGTTTGCTCCGACGAATCGCCTGCGTAACTAGTGGCTGAGTGGGTGGGGTTGTTCACGGCCAGCCCCACCCACTCTCCGCAAGGCAAGCCGTGGCCGTGACACTACTTTCTGAGGAGCAACCAGGTGGCAGCGCCGAACTTGCCGAGGTACGTGGATGTACCCGCGTCCCCTGCGCCGCGCTTTGGCCTGGAGTCCGTTGTCACGTGGCTCCCTGCCGATGAGGCTCGTATCTTCATGGGCGTCCAGTTCGAGCCTCTCCGTTGTGATGCGGCTCGTCTGACCAGCGCCCTCCAGTGCTTTGACGACGAGAGCCCGTTCGGCGTTCCGAAGGAGACCGAGGCTGGCGTTCCGCTGGTCGTTGCCAGTCCGTTCGCGGTCTACGGCGAGTACGAGTGCAACCCGGTTGGCCGTCCGATCAATGAGGCTTACGAGCGGGCCCGCCTGCACTTGGAGCGCGGTCGTAGCCGGGCCATGGAGCGAGCTGTCCAGTTCGGCGAGGCGGGTAATATCCCGACCCTGACCGCGGATGCCATCGACATCACTCCCGGTGCCGGTGCGGTCAGCCTGATCGATGCCATCGCTCGCATTGAGCAGTACCTGGGTGCGAACTACGGTGGCACCGGCGTCATCCACATGGATCGTCGCATCGCTGCTCACGCGATCACCGACTACGTCCTGGTCAACGACGGCACGAATCTTCGGACCCACCTGGGCACCCTGGTTGCGGCTGGTGGGGGCTACACGAGCAGCGCGGGACCGAACGAATCTCCCGGCGAGTCCCCTGGCGACGGGCAGCTCTGGATCTACGGAACCGGCGCAGTCTACGGCTGGATGGGCGAGGTCGGCTTCATCCCTGACACCGCGGGTGGGGCGATCAACCGCTCCAACAACACGCTGGCCATTCTGGCTGAGCAGCCGATCATCATCGCCTGGGAGTGCCTGACGGTGGCCGTCCAGATCGACTCGGACAGCCTCAGCAACGATGTCGGGATCGTGCTCTGATGCCCTTCGACAGCGGGTCCATGCGGGCTGGTGCTCCACGTCCTCAGCGGCGTCGGCGCGAGGTTGCTGAGGTCGATTACACCGAGCAGCGCGACGCTTTTGATGACCTGGTAACCGTTCTCCCGACGCTGACGGTCAATGAGGTCATCGAGCTGGTCGAATCCGGCGAAGCAGGCATTGAAGACGTGATCGCTGCCGAGCGGGTTGGCAAGGCCCGTAAGACCGTTCTAGCGCTTGTCAAGAGCGACTCAGGCAAGGTGTACCCTATTTTTAACCACGACTCGGCAAACGACCAGAACCCAGTGAGGGATTGAGATGGCGTCAAAGTGCTACACCCCGCTTCGTCTGCGTCGCGTTCGTGTGACCCAGCTCGATGAGTGCGGCCGACCGGTTTACTCCGAAGAGTCGCCTGCTCCTGGCACGCTTCCGATCCACGTCGTCACGGACGGCACGATCAGCGTCGCGTACGAAGAGGACTACGAGGACGGCGATGAGTTCGTCCAGAAGAACGGCTGGGGCGACCTCTGCGTCAACGACCGCGCTGACTCCGTCTTCAAGCGCGCCAACCTCACGGTCAACTTCTGCAACGTGGATCCGGAGCTGTTCTCCCTGATCCTCGGCACGGACCTGATCGTGGACGGCAACGGCGACGCCATCGGTTACCGCCGCGAAGAGGGCCTGCTGACCCACCGGTACGCGCTGGAGGGCTGGGCTGGCGTCGCTGGCACCGAATGCACCTCGGACAACCTGCCGTACGGCTACATTATCTTCCCGCACGTTTCGGACGGCAAGCTCAGCGGTTCTCCGACCTTCGAGAACGGGACCACGACGTTCGAGATGACCGGCTTCACCCGGCCTGGCAGCGGGTGGGGAACCGGCGCGTACGACGTCCAGTCGGACTTCAACTCTCCGACCCCCGGATTCGGCCCGCTGGACCCCGCTATCGGCACCCTGGAGCACTACCGGAAGTTCATCTCCGACGCTCCGCTTCCGACCCCGGCCTGCGGTATCGCTGTCTGATAACGGAAATAGTGGCGAGCAAGGCGGGCGCGGTCTCTTCGGGGGCTGCGCCCGACCCATTCATTTGCCCAGCGTGCAAAACTAGATACGTCGTGAGAAGCCTTGCTCGCGACTGTTTCGACAGATGTACTTCTCCGGAGGACGACAATGGCTAGTTGTGGGTCCGCCGTTGGGGATACCCCCATGAACATAATTCAGGGCGGTACGTACCGACGTGCGGTCACCTACACAGAGAACGACAGCGACGGAGTTCAGGTAGTTCTCGACGCTGTTGACTATTTCGCTCAGCTCGTTATTCGACGTGGATTCGACGCCCCAGTTCTGCTCGAACTCGATTCGACCACGGATCCAGAGCTTTCTCTCAGCACCGACGCCGGGAGCGTCGTTGTGAACATCGAGCTGGGGTCGCAGGTTACGTCCGCGCTTCCTGTAGGCACCGGGTATCGGTACAGCCTGCGGATCGTTCTCATCGCAGATACCACTCAGGCTGAGGTACTGCTCAACGACGTGGCGTCGGTCAGGGCGACGGCGTTCGATCCGGAGCCGTAATGGCTGAATGCGGTTGCGATGTCCATGTAACTGACAGTCCGAATCAGGTAACCGTAACCCAGCGCGGTGAACGGATTGTCTCCGTCACCGGAGAGCCCTCTGCTGTTGAGGTTGTCGACACCGCTGTAGACGTCGTCGTTGTTCATGAGCCTAGTTTGGTCGTGATCAGCGATTGCGTCGGAAGGCGTGGTCCAGAAGGTCCAGAGGGCCCACAGGGACCGGAAGGCCCAGAAGGGCCGCAAGGAGAAGTCGGACCGCAAGGAATTCAGGGTCCGCCAGGCATACCGGGTGGGTCGTACTTCTTTTACACCCAAGCCACGCCCGCCGCCACTTGGATCATTGTCCACAACCTGAACAACTGGGTCCATTGCACGTTGATGGATGCCGGACGTGAAACAATCCTTGCAGACGTGGTCCGCACCGATGTCAACACCGTAACGGTAACGTTTTCGCAACCTCAGTCTGGTTATGCATATCTTTCCTAGGAGCTAGGTTATGACCG